CGAGGTCAGCCAAACAGAGCGCAGTTAATGCGTGAAAAGTATGGCGATGCTGTCAAGGTCGTTCCACGACCTCGTAAGCATCGCTACGTTTTCTTTCATGGCGATAAGAAATGGAAGAAACAGGTGCTGGAAGATTTCCGGTATCCTATTGAAGATTATCCAAGAGGAGGATGATATGAATGAAAAATTATTTGACTTACCAGAGGTAGAGCCAACTACCTCGTTAAGTCAGTGTTGTAACAAATGTTACAAATCCTATGCCACTGAAGTACCCACAAAAATGTGGGAACAGTACAAGGATAGTAGCGAAGATATTCAGTATTTCTTCAACCCAAAAGAGTGGCATTGGAGCGACAGAGAAATTGTTTTACAGTATAAGCGCATGAGTACTGGTGGATTACATTACTACTTGTGCCCTATGTGTATGTGCAAGATGGGCTTGGCAGAGCCTAGTGAGCTTAAAAGAGGTATGGGTCCACCCCCTCCTCCTCCAGCATCATGAGCTGGAGAGAGCAAGCTTCGTGCAAGAACGAGGATACGTCTTTCTGGTTCCCTCATCCACCTACGCCTAAGGGTGGAGCTCCTAACAGGACCAAGATGAAACGTGCGATAAGCATATGTGAGTCTTGCCCTGTCAGGAGAGATTGTTACGAGACTGCCATCCGTAACAATGAAGAAGGCATCTGGGGAGGTCACTGGTTTAGGAAAACTAACCGTGGAAAAAACCAGAAGGTTGTGACATTAGCCTGAAATATGCGCTATCATATAGTCATGACTGAGAAACAAGAGCCGGAGCTTTTAGACGACTATACCGTTGAAGGTTTATTCGGTGGTGGGTGGGTAGTTCGGCATCGGGAGAAAACCGTTGCCGTCTACCGACTCAAACAGGATGCCATGAGGATGGCAGACCAATTAAAAGTGGGCACTAGAGATGGATAAGCATGTACCTGTACAGGGTTTGTGCGAAGTGTGCCACAGGGCAGTGCGTCCTGTTGAACCATTAAGCTCACAGGAAGTTAAGGGCTGGCGTAAGTTTGACACGCATGGGAAGCCCTTATCAGTAACAAAGATCGTGCCAACAGGCAGAGTGCTGTGCGGTCACTGCACAACACTAAACAAAGACCAAGGACGTTTATTTTGAGCAATAAGAACGATTTGATTGAGGGATTAAACATGATGATTGAGCACAAATATATTAAAGCCTTTCATCAAGCGAAAGATCCAGACACTGATACAGTCAGGTGGATCGTCGCTGACAATGTAGGAAATACTTTGTATTTTAAAACGAATGAAGCACAGGCCCTTGTACAAGGTGCTATGCTGAGTATGACCAAATGATCCCCCCGATCTTACGGTCTTGCCCCACGGAGGGTAATGAGGTTGTCCTCCTCCCACCATATGAACGTGTCCTATACCAGTTCATATGTGCCTCCGTGGGGCATTCAACAATCGCCAATTAAGGAGAGATATGAAAACTAGAGAACAATGGAAAGCACTACCACCAAAGAAAAGAGTGCCTTTAAAGCCTAAGGCTGTTAAGGGTATCTGTATTCACTGGGGCGGTGTCAAAGCACCCAAGAACGGTGAAGCCACATGGCGTAGCTACCAGAACTACCACATCAACACGATGGGCTGGTACGATCTGGCTTACAATTTCGGTGTAGATTTGAGTGGACAGATCTTTGAGGGGAGAGGCATGACCATAGAGAACGGTGCCAATGGAGGCATCTTCCTCAATAGACAATACATTGCCGTGTGTGCGATCATGGGACCATCCAATACCGTCACACCAGAGCTCATAGAAGGGCTTAAGAAGGTCATAGGCATGATCAGGGCCCATTACCCTCACGCAACAAAGCTCAAGGGCCACAGGGAGCTTAAGAAGGCCACTAGGTGTCCGGGGGCAGAGCTCCAGAACCTTATTGAGCAGGGCAAGCTAGAGCCCAGAGTCGCTCCTGATGTAGCCCCAGTGAAGTACGAGGTACTTAGCAAGGGAAGCAAGGGAGTAGAAGTTATGCGCCTACAGACGGCCCTAAGGAAGATAGCCGTTGATGGGGACTTTGGTCCTAAAACGGAGCGTCGCCTTATCCGTATACAAAAAGATCTTTTTCCTTTATTGGGAAAAAATATCGGAACTTGCAACGCAGTCACTTGGAATTATGTAGAGTGGACCGAGGGGCTGTTGTCACGAAAATAATACTATGCAATCACGTCATGAAAAAATAAGAGCATACGCACAGGAAGGGTTCATCCCCTCTGAGATTGCAGGTTTAGTTGGCTGTAGCCGTCCGCTCGTTTACAAGGTGCTCAAGGAGCACGGCATGGAGATTCCAAGGAATCCCAAATGGCCCAATCCCTTAAGCACTAAGCAAAAGACAAAGATCTTAGAGCTACATAACAAGGAGCTAAGCATCCGAGAGATACAAAGTGTCACAGGTGCAAGCTACTATCAAGTAAGAAGACAAATCAGGAGGATTAAACAATGGCAATCGTCAGACAATCAACAATAGGAAGCTTCGGCAAGTGCTCCTACCAGCTCAAGTTGGGAAGAGACTACGGATACAGGACATCAATCGTCCGAGTGTTAGGCACTGCCATCCACAAAGGGATGGAAGTGTATTACAACGACCGGAAAGACACAGGCAACGTGCCCAAGCTCACTGTCAAAGACTACGTTGAAGCAACGATACAAGAATTTGATGATGAGATAGGCAAATCTGAGTCAATGAACTGGACATTCCAGAACCAAACCAAATACAAGGACGAGCTAATCCTTAACAGGGATACATCTATCCCAATGATGAAAGAGTTGATAGAGATGTACCATGAGCACAAATGGTACTACCCAATGGACTGGGAAATCAGGGGAGTAGAAGATTCCTTTGACATCCTCCTACCAGACGGTGTGCACACAGCACACGGCACGATGGACTTAAGGATGATTGACCCAAGAGGTCAGCTCATTTGTGCTGACTTTAAAACGTCCAAAGATTTCCCAACCAAATCTAAATGGTCAGCTAAAGAAACAGCTCAAGCCTCATATTACACATGGGCAGGAGCTGTCATGGAGGGTGTAGATCCCAGTGCGATAAGGTTTTTCTTTGACGTACTGAGCTGGCACCCAAAGAAAGCAGGCCGAGGTAAAGAAGTAGATCAAACTGCACGTTTTGAAAGATTTGAAGAATCACGCACAAACGAGCAAGTTATTGCTACACTAAAGCATGCACAAATAATCGGTGACTTAATGGACAAGGACGCTTACGCTCCCAACACACAAGGTTGGTGGTGTAGCCAGAATTTCTGTGATTACTGGAACGAATGCGAGTTCGGAAAAGTGTACGCAAACAGTTCTCTAAATTAGAGACCAACGATGAGATACCATGGAGGTAAAAATATGTTGGACCAAAAAACAGCCAGTATAGTGGCGCAAGTTGCAGCCAAGGCAGCAGCTGAGCTCTATTCAGGCACAGGCAATGAGGAAGGTTATATGATAGCCGTTGAAGTAATCCATAACGACTTACTTAGTCGCATGGACCTTGGCGTATCTACACCAGCCCCACAATTAACATCAGTTGACACTGCAGAGCAAGTAGCTCCTTTAGTGGAAGCTGTGGCAAACATTAAACAAGCATTTCCTAATGCTGAAGATGTTAGCCCTAACCCACCTAAGCCCATCACTGGATCTTCTAAAGCTGAAGACCTATGGCATGATGCGGTTTACCATAACCCAGCTGACTACAAAGTATGGAACACTCCTAAGAGCTCCATGAATGGTGGAACGTCACAAGACGTACAGCATGAGACAGTAGTTAACAGCAAGGGCTACAAGCACGGCTTCTGGCTAGTATCTGGCAAGGATCCTAAGCTTTCTGCACCTTACTGGGTATGGAAAGGTCTCAATCTTGAGGCCGAATACCAAGCTAATCTTGCTCAGGGCAAGGTGGTCTAATGCTAAGAGACCTCAATGAGGTCTCTGAAGAACTTAGCCAGTGGGCAGTGTCGGATCATGTCCGCATTCCCACTGGCTTTAGTTTTTTTGACGACCGTACGAATGGGGGGATTGCGCCGGGTCAGCTGATGTTCTGCCTAGCTAGGACAGGGGTCGGTAAGACTTGGTTGTTGGTTAACATTGCTGTCAATGTTCCACAAGTACCTACAATTATATTCTCTTTGGAGATGCACGGACGCTACATCATGGAGCGTCTAGCATCGGTGCATACAAACACACCAACCAAGCAGATAGAGAAAGAGCTCAGGGCAGGCAATCGCTCTCGTGCTCTTGATGAGACTTGCCGTGACTATCCTATGTTGATGGTGGAAGATGATCCAGACATCACTGTGGGAGACATGGAAGCAGTACTAGAGAAGTATGCAGAGATACATGAACAGCCAGCTAGGTTGATCTTGATTGATTACCTAGAGCTGATCCGAGCTTTTACTGACAGCCAGATGGCTAAGGTCCAAGGCCTTGCCAGAGAGCTTAAAGTATTCAGCAGGGAACACGACGTAGCTGTAGTGGTTCTGCATCAGGTTAAAAGAGGCGAAGCTAACGCTGGCCATAAACCTTTGGATCTCACGGATGGCAAGTTTGGTTCTGAGGAGTCAGCTGACTTTGTGTTGGGCATGTATAGGCCCAGCATGAACCCTACGATTAATCAGGACCTGAGAGACTCTTTAGATAATGACATTAGGTTGCAGTTTCTAAAGACTCGGACAGGTGGAGGAATCCACCCTGAAGGTAAACAACATTATTGGAATGGCGACACCGGTAGGATAAGTGAGATAAGATTCTAACAGGCTGTTGTCACAAAAATCATATGGAGGACCAATGTCAAAAAGATATGACACACGACTCAGAGACCACGTTAAAGCGACGGTCTCCATGGAGCGATGCTTAGAGATCATCGGATGGGAAGCTCCCAACAGGAGCAAGAAGATACATAGTATCTACACCAGCGACAGCACTCCGTCGCTCCATATCTATAAAGATAACTACCACTGCTATGCCACAGGCCAGAGTGGTGACGTTATCAAATTTGCCATGGATGCATTACAAGTAGACTACCATTCAGCACTAAAGATCCTGAGTGGTGGGATACAATTCTCCCCAAGGAGAATGGAGAGGAAGAAACAGCAAGAGCTTAAAGACCTTGGAAAGATCTTTAACAGCCAGCCTGTTCCAGACATGAAAGCTGAAGCTAAAGCAAGGGAGCTCATAGCTACCAAATGGCCTACGCTAACGCTTGAAAACCTCTTATCCTATGGTGTAAAGCTAACCCCCACGTCCCTGTGGGCCCCTCACACGGACAGTAAAGGGATCATTAGAGGCATCAAGATACGATCCATCCCATCTGGGAGCAAGTACTCAGTAGATGGATCAAACTATTCTTCACGCCTCTACAGAGTAAAAGAAACCCACCCTAGTTCAGAGACTCTCCTCATATGTGAGGGAGAGTCAGACCTATGGTGCTTACAGAAATGGATAGACGACCAAGGATACACATCCACAATGAGTGTCCTGTCCCTACCATCAGGAGCATCAATGTGGAGAGACAACTGGACCGAAGAGGTAGAGAAATGGGGCCATGTCGTCATGCTTTTAGACAACGACGACGCAGGCAACAAAGCAATGGATAAGATGCAGGACAACCTAGGCTCAAGCCTAGTAGAAAGACCTGACATCCCTGAAGGAAGAGTTGCTGAGTCAATGGCAACAGGATGGAATCCTTTGTGCTAACATAAAGGCATGGCCAATCCAAGCAAAGCTAAAGGAACGAAGTTTGAAAACGAGCTTCTACTTAAGCTACGTCTGGTTTGGCCTGAAGCCGACAGAGCTAAGGCCAACAACAAGTCCAACGACTTTCATGGTGTTCCTTTCCCTGTAGAAGCAAAGCACAGAAAGAGCTGGGCCATCCCAGCATGGTGCAGAGCACTACAAGAGGTATCCGATGATGGTCGCTGGGCTTTGGTCGCAGCTGCAGGGGATAGAAGAGCTGCCACTGCGCCACCAACAGTAATGGTGTTGCCCCTAGAGTTCGGCATTGACCTACTCAAGGAGAAATATGGCAACATACCAGAGAACAGCACAACAACGGAAGCTTGATAAGCAAAGGAGTGAAGGGTACGAACACTTTGTGTCGTCCCAAATCACACGTCCACTGCTTACGAGATTCAATGCTAAAGATGACCTAGATATTTACACCCCCGGATGGTACATTGAGATCAAGGAAAAGCATTCCAAGATGACCAACAGATGGCCCATCCCAGAGGGATGTGAAGAACGTAACGCTTTCATAGTGGACGAGCTCTCCATCAGGAGAGCGATGAGACACTACCCTCAAGTGTTCTTCCTACTAAGAGACAACGTAGACAAAGAGAACCCACGAGTATTCATAGTCCCTATCTGGGAAATGATAACTCTTCCTAAGAAGAGGGTAAACAGGGAGGGAAACACAGGCCATAAGAAAGGCAAGTGGATCGTTGACCTAACGTTATGTACTCGTCTGGCCCATGAGAAAGACGCACAGGAATACTGTGATCATGCTATGGTAAGTACCCCATGGCTCAACAGTGAATGCCTAGGGGAAGGAGTTAAAAACGTATGAATTTAATAGGATTAGGATCACGAGCACAGGTAGGCAAAGACACCGTAGCTGAAGGGCTTTTCTACGAGAAGGTATCTTTTGCTGATGGTGTAAGGGATCTAGCTTTAAAAGCTAACCCTATCATCGGTGGAGGCATGCCCCTTAGTGATTTCGTTAACGTGCAAGGCTGGGAAACAGCTAAGCAAACAGCTGAGGTTAGGCAGTTCCTACAAAACCTAGGCCAAGGAGCTCGTCTAGTGATAGATGAAGACGTTTGGCTGAAGATAGTGACAGCTAGAATCAAAGAGCTGAAGAAGGACAAGACCGTAAAAGGTATCGCAGTCACAGACGTGCGATACCCTAACGAGTTCAAAGCTATTAAAAAGCTTGGGGGGATTATGATCCGCATTGACCGTGAATCAGCTCCCAAGCTATCTCACCCTAGTGAAGATAGCCTTGACGATGCCGACTGGGATGCGGTGGTTGAAAACAATTTCACCATTCCATACCTAGTGGACAGAGTTAGGGCAATCATTGATGAGAGAAATAGCAGTTAGCCCAGACATAATTAATTCTGTTTTTGCAAGCGTTGAAGAAGAATCTCATCCTGAACGTGAACGATTAATATCACTAGTTGAAGGCCTCCCACAGAAACAAAGAGACGTAGTAGAGCTCATAGTGTGGGGCCAAATGACTAAAGTAGACGTTGCAAAAAAGCTCGGATGCTCTCGTTCATATGTTCACAAGATATGGAGAAGTGCTAAGGAGAGTATGAAGCATGAGCTGTTGCGACACAATAACTAAATGGGGCAGGTGCGTACAGCCAAGCCACCAAGGCCACAACTATTGCTACTATCACCTAGGGCAAATGAGAAACGGTAGCTCCGTTGATGATTACTATCACAAAAAGATTGCCACTGGACTACTTCAGCCCACTGGTTCATATTTAAACGTATCTGAAATAGATACCATGTTCGCAGGGAGACCAAGGAACGACGGTCGTAGGCTTGATAAGTACACGTCATGACTGGGATGAGCTCACAGCAACCCGAAGCGGTTGTATGGCAACACTTTATTTCTAGTGAGGTGGGCCACACATCACTGCACAGGGTTCCGGTAGAGCAATTCACTCATGATTGCGACATGGAAGCATCGTGCATGTGTGGGCCTGCTCTAGTCGTCATAAGAATGGACGACATCCCTGTCACGATAGCCCAACACTTCCCATTGAGTAAGGTTTACTATGAGGAAGAGCACGTCGGTGGCCTATTGGCAGGCCTATACGACGACGATGATTACTTACCTGAGTAATCCAGTGCACCCTTTTTAGCAAACACAGAAGGATCACCTGTCTGAGCGAACTCCTCCATCTTAGGATTAGTAGAGTGCTCACCGGTAAAACCTTTCCACCTTAGAGACTCAAGAGTCTCACGGGCTTCCTTAACGTCGTAAGCTTTACTACAAATAGGGCACCAGATATTACCATCGCTCTCTAAATTGCAGTGAGTACAGAATTTCATTTCTTCTTCTTCCTCTTTACCTTACGAGTAGTAACACTACCATAAGAAGAGGTAAGAGGTACGTTACCCTCAGGCACTAGTACTTCTTTTTCTTTTTCTTTTTAGGTGGACGGCCCCTCTTGCGACCGTAAGTACCTTTACCGGATGGCACTATAGTTTTTCCAATTTACTATTCCATTCAGCAACTGCATTCTTCAGCACTGACAGGCCCGACGCAACTGCCGACACGGCAGCAGCACGAAGAGTTGAGCAATCCGTTACCATCCACACAGCAAGAAAGCTCTGTAGAGTCGTGGCAACAGCACGTTCTAACACGTTCACCCATAGTATTTCCTTTGCTTTAATTAATGTTGTCATTTGTTCTCCATGTGCCACTCAATGTGGCCATCTAATCTTGTTTCAATGCGCTCTGCACTTTCACCTAGGTTATCTAGTTTAACCTCAGTAACACCATGTTGCATACTGTTCTCTTCCCTAAGGTCAGCTATCTCTCCTAAGATCTTTCCGAGCCTTGTCCGGCTCCCACGAATCTGTGCCACCACTGCTGTAATGATTGTTCCCAGTAAGGCAAAGCCCCCTGTAACAATCGCAGCGATAACACCGTCACCCATTAGCTCGCCTTTCTCAATGTTACGGTAGCTAAAAGTCTCAGTTGTTGTGTGCTGGTAGAAGAACTGTATATCATGTTTGCTCCTATCTCAACTGATTCGCAGTCGTAAACAGAACTGCCACCTATAAGGTGCCAGTCAATATCTTGAAACTTTACACGTTGCTGAACCAAGTTCCTCAACGTCCTTGCCCTAGTAGCCCCTGCACCGTTTCCATTCTCTGGTAAAGGTGCACCGTTTAATCCAGTTAACTGATCGCCACAATCTACAACAAACTGAACGATCTCGTCTTTAAGGCCTATGGGATGGTACATAGCGTGCAAGATAGACATCTTAGGAGCTGTTGAGCCAGATGATAAAGCCAACGTAGCTTTCAGTGCTATGGTTTTACCTGTCTTGGCTATGTCAAACGTCTTGCTCTTAACACCAGCAGAGTTTAATGTGCCTGCATCCGTCCATGAACCCTGATTATCAAGAGAATAATGAACCTGAATTGAACCGTTAGTAGGGATAGGGTCGGCCACTACAACTGCCTCATCAAAGACTTTATCCAGTGCGCTAGCACCGTCGGCTATAGAAGTAATTATGTTGCCAGAGGTAACATAAGATGACGTGTCCACACGGTACACGCCCTGACCCTGAACTGTCATGACAGGTAGGCCCTGCCATATGTTAATTGTTTCTATGTCTCCATCGGCCCCTGTCTCATACCATTTGGCATACCCACCAGTGGGTAGGTACACGGCACCGACTCCTGCCTTAGAGTTAGACATAGTTTTCCAAGAAAAGTATAGGAAGTCACCAGATGTGGCAAAACCACCTACCTTATGATTAGCAGATGTCCCTACAGGTGCCAGCTCGGCCACGACAGTGGCCACAAGAGCTCCGTTCTGGTTAGGGGCGCACTGCAATAGCAGTGTTTGTCCCTTGCTGGCTCCCTCTGGCCTGTACGCACGAACAAAAACGAACCCTCCTGCTGTCCCAACAGCAGTGGGCACCAAACCCGACGGTAATTCAAGAGCTTGGAAAGGATACCTTTGGCCACCTGAGTCATTAAGACTCATGTCCCAGCCCCAGATAGCTCCGTCAGAGCCGGACTCAACTCCGAAATAAATAAAGCCAGCAGCTTCACCGCCTAGGTGAACTGTTGAACCGACTGGGAAAGTAATGTGACCATTAGTTCTTTCCTCCCCACCTGTCTGATTAAGTGTGGTAAACACGTTGGGCGTAGAACCTGAGCTCTTTGCAGCTGCACAGATTCTACCTCCAGCCCATTTAACTTTGTAACAATCAACCGTAGACCAGTTGGCCGCCGGATCAGATGTGGTCCCTCTTAGTACGGCAGAGCCTGTGGCCGCATACCAGTACTGACCATCAGAAGTAAGGTCCGTAATAGTGACTGCACCAGAACCATCAGTGATACTCAGAGCAGTTTCAGTTCCTCCGGGGGTGCTCACATGCTTCAATGCCGATGCACCTGTTTGAGTGTACAGTACAGTGCCCACAACAGTAGACCTAGCAGAAGCATAGGTATTATCTATCTCTTCGGTGGAAGCTGTATTCAGTAACGTTATTTCACCCTTAGTAGTAAACGGATCAATCCCTTCAGAAGAGTAAAACATGGTGCCATCACTCGTAGTGCGATTAAGCCATCGTTGGCCTGCACCACCGGTAGCGTCTGACAAAGACGCAAAGCTGTATCGTTCTATGGCCTCAGAAAAAGGAGTGTTAGTGGTGGCAAGCCTTTGTGGATCAAGAGGGACAGATTGCTTTCTATAGGCAGGCTCCTGAGGAGAGTCAGCGAGCATGTAACCTACGCCATTGATCCCCACCTGATAAATGTTACCAACAGATTCAAGGTCATCGTAATCAAATACATCATCAATGTCTACGTCTATTACTACAATGTCCTCTGCTGGCGTAGTCACTAGTGGCTCCTTATACCGAAGGTATTTTTCAGCTGAACTGAAAGCTTATACTTTGAACCACTACTAAACGTATAAGGTATATCGTAATATGCATTAGAGCTCACGACCCATCCAGAGTCGCTCAACACATTATCAGTGGCAAACTCTTTCACCATGACCCTGTACTCTTGCTGTGTATCTCCTCCTCCTAAAGTCCATGCGACTCTATGGCCGGTAGCTTTAGTGATCGTAATGGCACCACCTGTAATTGGGTCAGCACCACCTCCATCGTCAAGAGTAGTAACTGTGCAAGGAGCATCGCCCCAGTTGTAAGTAGCACTACCAGTACTGAAAGCCTCATACCTGTCGGTAACAGCATGAGAGCTGTACTCATCTGATCGCACATCAACTCTCCAGTGGACAGCTTGATTGTTCCTAGCAGGAATACCCTCTTCGTCAGTGTCAACTACAAAAGTAGCGTCAGTGTTGTACTGGTAGCCAGAGTCATAATAAACAGTTGAACCGTCACTGTTCTGTGCACGGACACGGAAAGCATGTTGAGTATCTCCCTGATCTTGCCCAAACGTCCATGTCACAGTGCTATTGGACTCACTGTTTTGGTCAACGGATGCCGAGACACTGGTAACAGTGGGTGAATCGTGTATAGGCCTACCGGCCACACCGTTTACCCCTATTGAGTTTCCACCTATACGCATGGTTGCGTTTGATAAATTCGTCATGGGGCCACATAATCTAAAGTTAGCGTAAGAGTCGGAGGTGTTGTTTCCCCTGTTCCGTAAAAAACAAGGTACTCCGTGTTAATAAAGCCCCCATTAGCTTTTATGTTAGCTATACTGTTTTTGTTTGTAATCCACAGTGGGTTGGTGTCCATGTGATCTGCCAACACTTGCATTTCCGACACAGATGGAGTGTACGTTAAGTACCCTCCAGC